ATTCTTGCTTGAACGATTTCTCGTCCATATCGGCGCGCGCCGCTTCGATTTCACTCTTCGGAATGAAGGGCGAGGTGATCGTCGGGAACTGCCAGCTCTTCCAGCGCCCGAGAATTTGGTTCTTCGGGTCCTGGCCGAGCATGTGCAGGTCATACAGGAAGTTGTATGACTTGGGCGTGCCGATGAAAAGCGCGTGGCCGCCGGTCGATGCGAGCGTCGGGCGCAGCACCTTGGTCCAGGCTTCCGGGTTGATGTCCTGCACCTCGTCCATGACGAGAAAGTGCACGCCCACGCCGCGCAAGCTATCGGGGTTGTCGGCGCCCTTGAGCTCAATCCGCGTCTCGTTCTTGAGCGTGATCGCCAGCGTCGTCTCGTTGATCTTCTTGACCCACTTGCGCGGGATCGAGGCGATCAGATCCGGCCACATGATCTGCTTTGCCATCCGGTAGGACGGCGCCACATACCACACGAGGCGCTTGGGCACTTTCGCGTATTTGATGAGACACACGCGGCTCAAAACACTTTTGCCCCAGCGTCGCCCGGCAGTTACGACGCGAAAGCGATGCGGCGAGCGAAACACCTCCATCTGCTTCGGATGGAGGTAAAGCGTCTGCATTTCGGCTGCCAGCGGCGTAATGCCGGGCAGCCCCGGCTCACGCAGTTGCATCGCCGTCCTCGATGTCGATCACGTTGTCGTCGCCCGGCGGCGCGATCGCCATTGCCATCGCCTCTTCGTCGGCGCTCATGTCGAGCCCGCCGTCGTCCTGGCGGTTCTGCATCTCGATGATCTGATCGGCAGTCATCTCGTGGATGCCCAGCTCCGGCAGCTCGTCGAGGTCTTCCTTCTCGCCGTCGGCGATACCGAGAAGCACGAAGCGCTCTGCGCGCAGCGTGGCGAGTGCCTCGGCCGCGATCTTGAGCGTCTTGATCTCGTTCTGGACGACAGCAAAGCCCTTGCCGTTTTGCTGCGCGGTGACAAGCTGCTTCTGGATCAGCCCCGCGATGACCTTCGCCGCCGCGTAGTGCGAGTCCTTCGTCTCTTTGATCTTGGCCGCCATCACGCCCGCGTCACCCGCGATCTGCTGGTTGACCTGCTGCGTGACCGCAGCTTGCACTTCGGCGCGCTTGTCGCCCTTCTTCACGCCCGCCTTCGCGAACATCGCGCTCATCGCGCGCGGGGTGCGCTTGTAGCGCTCGGCAAGCTGCTCGATGGTCTGCTCGCCGGCCGCGTAGAGCGCGCAGGCTTCGGCTTTTTGCTTCTCCGAAAGCGAGCGGCTGCCGGGCTTGCGGCCGCCGGTCTTTTTCGGCTCGGTCGTCGTATCCGTCATCACTGGCTCTCAGGCAAAAAAAATGGGGCAGCCGTCGCTCGGTCTGCCCCTTGGAGGTGATTCACTAAGGACAGACTATACCGGGCCGCGAGTTGAATGTAAATAACCCGTGCCTTACTTTTCAGGGCAGACTTTCCCACCCGCGGTCCTGATCTCATCGTGCTCTGTATCCTTTCAGTATCCTTACTTACTTGTCACTTTTTCGGTTTCCCTTAGTCTTTAGAATGTAGTTTTTTACTATGTCTTTAAAAGAAGGGTTATATATAAGGGGGAAACGCAAAAAGTGACAAGTGGTAAGACTTACAAAAAATGCTTATTTTTTAATCAATAAACACTTCTTCGAGAAGAGGCTCCGGCTCGGGAAGGGATACCTCTGGCAGAAAAAGGAGCTCCGGCTCGGGTAAGTCCAGGCTTATCTCTGGAGCCACCTCTTTCTTCTCAACGAGAGGCACCGGCTGGGATTCTTCCGTTTTCGAGCCAATGAAGGAGCCCGGCCCGGGAGCTGGCCGCCCTGTTCCACCCACCACGGCCCGGCCAAGCTCCGTTGCGGTCACCAGGCGACGCAGGCGACCTCGGCGGTGCTCGGCCATGCTCCGGTCGATGAGGCCGTGTCGCTCGATCGCGCGCAGAGAGAACTGCAGGCTCTCCTTGGTGGTCGCGTAGGGCAGGCGCTCGAGCAGCTGGTCCAGATCAACTGGCTCGGCAGCGGGCGCCCCCGCCACCACCTTCATGATCTCGATCTGCTTGGTCGTGAGGTTCATCGCGGCCGCCGGCAGGTCCAGAAGTGGTCACCCCACTCCGAGCCCTTCAACGTCGCGTCGACGGCCTCGTATTCCTCTTTCGAGGGCGTGCGCGCCCAGATCACGAAGTCGAATGCCATGCCCTTCACGGCCGCGGCATCATCGACAGCTTCCATCGTCCAGGGAGAGAGCGTGCCCTTGGTCCCAACGACACAGAGGGTCTTGGCAGTCGTTTTGAGCGTCATGCTGGTGTCTCCAGAAGGTCCAGTCGCAGGGGTTCGTCGACCCCTTGGTTGCCAAAAGCGGAAAGCGGGATACGTGCGGGCAGCACGCGCATCGCCTGTGTCTCACCGTCCCAGTCCGGATTCGTCCAGGCGGCGTAGACGGTCGCGCCGAAGACGAGCTGCTGGGTCTGCTTGAGCAGGTAGCCGAGCTCCATCTGCTCGACCCGGCTCGTGCCGTTCAGGCGGTTGTCGCCCGACTTCTCCATCGAGCTGTTGCGGTAGTAGAAGGCGCGCAGCTCCTTCAACGTGTGCTCGCGCAGGTAGTCGGGCATCGCCTCGATCTCGGCCTTGATCGCCACGTAGTCGTAGGCCGGGCTCTTGAAGTGCCGCGCGAAGAATGCGAGGCCCGTCTCGAACGCCGGCGCCGACTTGGGCTTTACGAAGCGCATGCCCGCGCGGATGCTGAACGGGTTGTAGCGGCTCATCGAGCTGCGGCTTTCCACATACCGGAAGCCCATCAGCCGGTAGCCGATGTTCTTGAAGCGGTAGGCGATGCCGCCGCCCCGATACATCGTGTCGAGCACCGTGCGGCTGGAGAGAATCAGATTTCTGTTGATCCACGCCATGCGCTGCACGTTGATGAGCCGGTTGTCGCGCCCGTTCTGGTTGGGCCGCAGGTGCGGGAACACCTGATTGCGGCCGGAGTCGAGCGGCTTCGGCACCGTGAAGACCATCACGCCGATCGTCTGCGCGGGCTCAACGCCGTCGTCGATCACCAGGCGCACGTAGCGCGGGCCGATGCCGTTGTTGCTCGCCTTGTAGTGCAGCTCGTGCAGGAGTTGCCAGTCTTCGAGCGTGCCGCGCTCCACATACATGTGCTTCATCAGCGAGAGCGGCCGCGTGCCAGCCGCCGGGTCGCGCCAGGCGATGATCGGGCTGTCGGCGTCGTCGGACGCCGTGATCGGCCCGGCGAGGTTCAGGGCGGTGGCAGGCGTGCTCATTCGAAGCTCAGTCCGCGCGAGATGACGCCGAGTTCCGTGAGCCACTCCTCGACCGACGCCTTCGTGCGCGCGCCGACGAATTGAGCCTTCACGACGGTGTTCAGGAGCACGCGCACGTTCGGCACGTTGCGCACGCCGAGGGTCTGCAGATCGGCCGGCTCGAACTCAGCCACGTCGAACTCGTGATAGTCGAAGCCGTAGTCGGCTTTCAACGCCTGCAGCGCCGGCTTGAGCAGCTTGCACGGGCCGCACCAGGCCGCCGTGAAGATCACGACTTGCGGGCGGGTTTTGGACGCTTCGAGCGCCGCTTCATACATCGGGTTCATCAGGCCATCCTTTTCATGAGGTCAAACGCCTCGTCGCGCGTGAGGGTCTTCGAGCCCTCGGCCGCCGCGTTGAGGTCGGTGAATGCTTCGATGCGCAGCTTTTCCCTGTAACGCTTCTCGATGTAGAGCGACGGCTGCAGGTCTTCCACGAGGTCGAGGTGGGTGGTCGCAACGATCACGGTCGCGTTGACCTTGCGCGCGGTCTTCTGCACGGCATACGCGATCACCTTGGCCGCGGTCCGGTCGAGCACCGCCATGAACTCGTCGGCGACCCAGACGTCGGCCTGCGACTCGATGGCTTTGGCGAGCTTGAAGCGGTAGCGCTGGCCGTCGGAGAGCTCGCCGGGCTTGCGGATGAAGAGATAGGCGTCGTTGAGGCCCGCAATCGAGAGCAGCCGGATCGCGTCGTTCGTGCTGGTGCCGATCTGGTCGATCAGCGGCAGGTCCGCGTCGATCGCCACCTCGTCGAGGTTCGCGACCTTCTGGCCTTCGGCCGCCATCTGCGCGGAGAGCTCACGCAGCAGCAGCGACTTGCCGCTGCCCGACTGGCCGGTGATGTAGACGACATCGCCCTGCGCCACGTCGAGCTGGAGCTTGTCGAAAATGACGAACTCTTTGTCGTCCAGGCCGAGCCCGAACGCTTCAGCGACTTCGACGACGCGCTGGCTGCGCGCGACGCGTGTATGGAAGCGCTTGTCGATGGTGTAAGTGGTCATTGAGTCACCGGTTACTTACGCGAGCGTTTCAAGGAAAGCCGCGAGCGCGTCGGCGCCCGTCAAGCCCGTTTCAGCCTGCGCGCGCGCCATGAAGCGCGAGATGTGGATCTCGTGGCTGCCGGCAACGTCCTTGAAGCCAAACGCTTTCGAGAGCGGCACGCGCCGCGCGATCACTTCGTCGGCCTTCGCATGGGCTGTCTGCTCCTGCATCTCGACGGCTTCGGCGACGTCGGGCACAAAGGCCGCGTCGTTCAGCTCGCCCAAGTCCGCCATCGAGAACTCGAGCTCCTTCACGTCGTAGATGCCGGCGAGCAGGCTCTCGATACCGCCGATCTCTTCACGGAACATCATCGTGTCGATGCCGCCCTCGTTCGTGCGGTTGTCCGCCAGGCGGAGCGCCCGCTTCTGGTCGTCCGACAGGCCGCGCAACACGAGCACCGGCACCTGCGTCATGGAGAGCTTCGTGGCGGCCAGGCGCCGGCCGTGGCCGGCAATGATGACGTTCGCCTCGTCGATGACGATGGGCTGGGTCCAGCCGAACTGCTGGATCGACTCGATGATCTTGGCGACCTGCGCGTCGTCGTGCTTCTTGACGTTCTTGGCATACGGCACGAGGTCGGCCACGGCGCGAATCTCGTTCGTGCGGGTGACGCTCATACGGCCTCCGGGTGCTCGAAGCGCACGCAGCAGGCGGTCTTGTTGACCTTGAACCCGCCGATGCCGCAGCGCAGGTTCTTCTGCTCGACGTAGGTGCCGCCGCCGAAGGAGCCCTTGCGGGTGATCTCGTCGAACTGGAAATGACGGCAGCTGCCGCAGTTGTTCGGCACGCGGCTGTAGTGCTGCGCGGCCTTCGCTTCGCTCTGTTTGCTCATGCTGCTTGAAGCTCCTGTTCTTCGATCGCCGGTTCGAGCTCTTCAGGGGTCAGCTCAGCCGGCAGAGGTGT